CCCGGACGAAAGTATCCACAATAACTTCTTATGGAGGAACCTCTTATGGCAGATGATTTAATCACCACCACGGAGATTGAATCAATGGGAGAGGCAGGATATATTGGGTATTGGACCCATAATCCAGCTAGACCCCATGATCAACAGACAGGATCCCAAGTTAAAACTGGGAAAATATCTGTTGTACGGGAAAAGACTTCGGTTGAATCCGGGGTGTTTATCCCTGGACAATACCGTGTTAACCCGTACTCTGTTAAAGGAGGGACTTGTAGCGTGCGCAATGATGCGCAGGGCGCGTTATACCTGAACCAGGATTTCATTCCTGGAGCTGCCAATTGGCCTGGTATACACCCTTCTCACGCTGCATTGATTGACGAAGACACTCCAGTTTACGCAGTAGGAATTCCATTCGTGGATACCTATTGGGCAAGCTATGGAGGCTACGTGCCTGGTGAGACTTACTACCAGAGCGTGTATGTTTTCGGCGATTGGTGGAGATTCGCTTTGCCGAATTACGCGAGCGATGAAACCATCCCCCATGAGGCTGAGGATTACGAGCAGCTATCTTTGCAGAAAGCTTATGCAAAGCTCGGATCCGCGGACCTGGAGCTTGGTGAGAGTATCGGTGAATACCGAGAAACCATCGAGATGCTACGACACCCTTTATCACAATTAAAGAAGTTCTTAATTGATGACCATTCGAGAAATTGGCGTTTGCTAACGGCGTTAGCCAAAAGCGATAAACGCGCGATTAATCGATTGTTGGGCCGAACCGGGTTGGCAACTGCTGACACCGTAACCGGAACGTGGCTAGAGATTCGTTATGGGCTTCGCCCACTCGTATCTTTAATTCAGGATGTTGTTGAAATGATCAAGGAACAGCAAAAGGAGATTCTAGACCCGGAGAAAATCCGGTCAGCTAGGTCTCGACTAATGTTCGGCCCTATACAAACATGGGTTGAGCCTTACGTCACTTACGGAAATGTTGCTTTCATCCGTAGTCGCTGTTTGGTAGAGGATACGTATTGGTCCACGGCAAGCGTGCAGTATACGCAGTCAGAAACTAATACCCTTCTTGATCAGCTGGGGCTTTCGCCTCGGTTTCTACCTGAAGTGGCCTGGGAACTTACCAGGCTTTCATTTGTGGTTGATTGGATCTTATCGGTAGGTCCATGGCTTGGAACTCTACGTATTAATCCAGGAATTGAAGTACTGGGTAATACCTCAGGTTTTAAGCACAAACGTAAGGTGACGGTGTTTAATACACAAATGTGCACGGTTGGCCGATCTTGGTCAGTGCCGTGGACAAACGTCCCGTTCGTACATGATCCTAATGGCGATGTTGCCATTGAACAGGAGACTTACGAGCGCAAGGTCAATCTTGACTTGTCTTACCTACCACAATTTACTTGGGGTAGAACACTAGACCTTTTCAAGGCCATAGATTCTATCTCGCTACTTTGGCAATTCGCCAAGCAACTTAAATAGGAGACGACATGACTATTGCAGCCCTGTCACTTCAGAAGGATGCAACCGGTGGAACTACTACCGGCGGCACAGCCATGGCTTTATCAAGCGATGGCGTTGATGTTAAAAATGGGATACACGTGGCAGATATGGCTGAGGATAACTTCCTCGTCCGTACCAACATCACGCTGAAAACCCGTAACCCTCAGAAACAGCCCGATGGGTCGTATTCTAAGGCCAAAAGGTATGCCACTATTGTGGTACCGAAGGAGATTGCTTCGGGTGAGATCGTCTACAACCTGCGAAGGTTGGAAAGCGAAGACCACCCCGAGACTACAGCTGCCGAGCGAACAAATCTTGATATGTTAGCCGCGCAGGTGTACACCGATTCGGACCTTGCTGCATTCCGTTCCAATGGCTCACTGGCGTAATTGCCAATGAAGCTAACTGGTATGGTAGTATTCTACCAAGCTCTTGGGCGGTTTATTGCCTTAAGAGTGGGACGGGCCTTGGGCGCCGTTAAAAGCGCCCTTAAACGTTTACACTGGGAGAACCCATGCAAACAAAGAAATGTAGTGCTAAAACTCGAGATCGCCGCCCTTATAATAGCGGTGACGCTGCTCGTAAAATTTACGGCACTCTCGAACGAGATTTCAAAATTGCTTCAGGAAGCGCTGGAACTAGTTGCGAACAACTTCTTTCCTCTGCCTTAGGCATTAAAGCCTTTCGCGATCGGTCAGAACGCGAAATGGGTTTCGTACCCGTTGACAGATTTAAGAAGCAGAAGCAGCTAGAGGCGTTACTGAAGAAGTTTCGATTCAGCACTGATGCCTACACTGACGAAGAGCTGTCAGAGAGGAGCCTTAACGGGTTTCTTGAAGAACAGCTACGGTTACATAATCCAATGCCCCTGAAATGTACAGGGAGAATGGTGTTGAATCGTGCGCGGTTAATCGCGCGTCGCATCCTGGGTGAGTACCCAGGTGATGAGGTTATCGAGAATGTGCGTTTCGGAAAGAAGTCATCCATTGGATGCCCCCTTAGCCTCGCATACATCGATCATAAACTGACCGATGAGCGGGCATTCACGGGGACGAGGGAAACGACAGCGTACTTCCTTGACCAGGTGTTACCTGGGGATCATATCCTGCAAAGGATACTTGCTAAGCATAATTTTGCTAAGCTCAAGGAGCAACTGTCACTGTCTCATCTCAACTTAGTAGAAGTACCGAAAACATGGAAAGTTTGGCGTCTTATAACGCCGCTCAGCCTATTGGGGTTATTTTTCTCCTATGGTATTGGGCGCGTCGTACAAGCACGCCTGAAGGATGTGGGATTAGATATCGGAAAGTTACAACACCGACATCGAAGACTGGTAAAACAGTTTAGCATTACGCGTAGTCACGCTACTGCTGATCTCTCGGCTGCATCAGATTCAATTACGTCTGAGTTGCTGAATCGCATTCTCCCGCGACCCTGGTACACCGCTGTTAAGAAGACTTTCGTCCGAGACTTGAATGTCTGCGGGAACTTCTTCTCTACGGCTAGCGTGCTGCCAATGGGAAACGGGGCAACTTTTCCACTAGAGACCTTGATCTTCTATTGCATTATTAAAGCAATAGGGGAGCTCACCGAAACAAAAGGTATTTACTCGGTTTATGGGGATGATTTAATATATCCCTCGAGGCTTCATAAATATGTAGTTGCTGTTTTTCCGCAGCTGCATTTGAAGTTAAACCTCGATAAAACATTTGTCCGATACCCGTTTCGTGAGTCCTGCGGTTCAGATTACTACCGCGGTCAAGACGTACGCCCACACTTTATTAAGGGAGAAGCCGAACAGCTGACGCGAGTCCGCTATGAAGCCTTCCTCTATAAAGCCTACAACGGCCTGACAGCCCGCTGGGACCCCTTAGAAATTCGGGGCACCCTTACGTGGATACTGTCGGAACTTGCCATGGTGTCGAACTCGCAGATTCTGCGCGTTCCTCCTTCTTACCCAGATTATTCGGGCTTGAAGGTTTCGCACTGGCATGATAAACCGTTGGGTTACGATTTACTACCTTGGAGTCCAATCTACATTCAGTACAACTATGGAAGTAGATGGTTTCAGTTTGATTTTCTCACTGAGACCCCCAAGAAGCGTGTCGTGAAAACGACTGAGCCGTATTACTGGCTCGCACTTCAAGGGCTCGACGACGAAGTTGTCGACGAGTATGGACGGTTTTCTCAGATCCTCAACGGTAATATGCGGCGCGCTGGCCTCCTAGGCAGCGGCAAGAGCATTGAGCCGGGATTGGCGAGAGATATCCTTAAGGGGAGTAAAATCCCTAAGGAGAAACCCAAGGTGGCGCTTAGCTGGCAGCGAACTGTGCGGAAACGCATGTTCTACGTTGGTAAGCGTCGAGTCGTAAAGAAGCGTATAAGCTACACGCCTGTGGTTCCATCCCGTAAGGGTGGGACAGTCTCCACAGCGACTACTAAGACGGGTTCAATCTCCGATTGGATCTAAGAGGGAC